GCCATCCCGGGCATACCATATGAATATGCTCCAATTCGTAATGCTTACTCCACCTGATACAGTAATTCTTCCAACTGGGTGTGGCATGTATTCTACCATCTAACTGAGTCCAAAACATTCCAAAAAGAGACGGCCCACCAAAATCATGAACATTTGGATAATCGTCTTTGAAAGAGAGAACTAATTTTGCGACCGTATCCCAACAGTGAATTTCTACTCTTTCAAATATGTGCGCAAAATGCCCAACAAGTTGTTCAAGGTGTCTTCGCTTACACCGTTCCTTATTCTTGAAAATCATTTCAATTAATCTGCGACCATTGTTCTTCCAGGCACTCGGCCACGGAACATCACTGCGTTCGTTAAAATGTTGTTCAACCCATCTAACCGAGTGAATTTGCCCGCTAAACGCAGCACATTCCATAAAATCAGTCAGGTCTTTGCGAGTGGCAGTTTCGGTCGTTCTCGGCTTCAAGTATGGGTAAATTTGACTGCTGATAGCGGTGTCACCAACCTTGATGGCGAGTTTCAAGAGAGCAATATTCCTGGGATTGGTTGAGCGGGAAACAAAATCAACAATGTACGGATACCAAGTTGGATTTCTGTGCTGAATAACATGAGTGGCGACCTCATATTGTCTACCCGGAATATCCCAAGTTTCGGGTTGTATTTTGCCCTCAACATATTCTTTCAAAGCGTGCCTAAACATGACCGGACAGTTACCTTTGGCACAATTTACGAGTGTATCCGCATTCAATCCAGCCTCTTCCCCACGTTTGAGACACCTCTTAAAGCATTGGATACATCCCATTTCAATGGCAAAATCAATTTGCAAGCCACAGCAGTGACAGTGCATCATGGTTTGTATTTTTTGTTTTGAATATTATAATGTCTATATCTGACTTAGGAGGTATTTATGTATGATGGGTATTTTACCATTGGGGCATAGGCACCCTGAGCAAACAAAAATGCAGTGGTTGAACCAACAACGACAAGGGTGATAACCCACCCAGTGATAGTTTTACTGAGAAGTTTCCAATTAACTCCACCGATGCCCTCAAATAGAGCAACGCCGACAGTCGCCCCAACTTGACAATGTGTAGTTGAGAGGGGCCACCCGAGTCGTGAACCGAGAATGATTACCGAGGCTGCACCAAGTTCAATACAGATACCGCGACTGGGTGTGAGTTTAGCCATTTTCGTACCAAGGGCTTCGAGAATCTTGTAGCCATATGTCGCGAGACCCACGACGATTCCAACAGCTCCAAGAGAAAGAATCCAATATGCATCATTACCCATATCAGATTTCTTGGCTACTTCACCGGATTTATAGATGGTATAAATAGCGGCAAAAGGGCCTATTGAATTGGCAACATCATTCGCGCCATGTGCGAACGAGTCACAGCAAGCTGTCAAAATTTGAAGGTATCGCATAGAGTCTTCTGTCTTTGTGTCAAATACTTCGGCATTATCGTGTATGGATTGAACAGACTCGTCGGTGTGATAAAAATTTTCAACTGTGCGCTCCTCTGCGTTCTTGAAAATGAGAGGATTAACGAAAAAATAAGACAAAATACCGAGTCCACCACCAATACCAAAACTGATGGCACACGCCTTCCATAGGGGTGTGTCGGCAAGTTTCAAAAATTTGGCACCCTTATACACAATGAAAAACGTGTTAATTGTAAAAGTGCCCGCAACAAGTAGGGGGAAACCATACTGAATGCGTTTATAAGAATCCTTGGAGCGAAGAATGAAAAGTCGCAATACATAAAACATCGCAGAAGCGAAAAGTCCGGAGATAATCGGCGAAAGAAGCCATGAAATGATGATCGCAACAACACCCTTTACATATGGGAATTCGTTAGATTTTGCAAGCCATGTAACACAATTAGATCCTCTCGCAACCATTGTCATCCCGATCATTCCACCGACACAGGAATGGGTCGTGGATACAGGCATCTCAAAGTAAGATGCAACAATCAACCACGAGGCGACAGATGCAATAACACAGAGACATCCATACATAAGAAGACCGGGATCGTCAACAAAACACTCTTGATCACTTATACCCTTTCGGATTGTTTTCACGACATGACTTCCCATAAACAAGGATCCAGAAAATTCGCACACAGCAGCGAGAGGTATTGCATGCCTGATTTTTAAAGCACCCGATCCAACTGATGTAGCGAAAGCGTTGGCCACGTCATTTGCACCGATTCCATAAGAGGCACAAAAGGCAAGAACTGCTCCGACTCCAACTATCCATTCAAATTGATGTAACATTTTATATTTTTATTAAAACTCTACCCCTTATATTCATTTAAATCCGAACGCGCGCATGAAGAATTTTTTATCCGCACTGCTATCAAAATAGACCCGAAACCCCTTTCCGTAGTAAGGTCTTGGATCATCAAGCGATTCTGAATCCGAGTCGGGGTCACTTTCGGTTTCGTAATCGGTACCATCCTCGGAGTCTGAAATGGGTTCACTTTCACTTTCACTTTCACTTTCAGAATCGGCCGCTAAAAAACGCCGCGCCTGCATTACCGGACATCTTAATTCCGCACTCTTAAAGTCATCCAGGACGAAATCGGAATCTGATTCAGATTCGGAACTAGACAAAGAATCGTAATAATAAGTCTTCTCAACAATTTTTCGTGCTTGTCGTGGCATCTTTTCTTGTTAACACACGTGGGGTATCCTTATTTAACTTAAACGAAGAAACCTCTTTCACAATGTTGCGGATAAAGGTACAGACACCATCGGTGACAATTGAAAATGTCATATGCTGCCTCATATGAATATAGAAACACTTAACAAGTTTCCATTTCATATTATAATGATACATCAGAAAAATTCTAAGCGATTGCACAAAGTTGGAAATGTATTTCTTTTCCATTCATTCTCAAGATGATCAAACATTGTGATGCGACATTCCGAATATTTTAGTCTTTCCGGAAGCGAATATGCTTCACATTCTTGACGCTGAGGCAACATAGACCAGTTATCAAAATGTTCATCGTACCAAGTTTGTTTGTCAACATTTTCAAATTCTTGTTTTAGGGTGTGTATCAATTTATCATGTATATTATCAAATGTACCATATTCATCAAGGAGGTTACCAACAGCTTTTGCGTCCTCGTATGCATCAATGTCACGAATCTCATTGTCAATGCGAGACGTAAGAGAAAGAAGCTTTGAAATGTGTTCGTCGTATTGGGTATCACCAAATTTAACAAAAATGTCACGTCTTTTCTTTTTGAATTGTGAAAGTAATTCCTCACATTTCAAACGGAAGATTTCAAGGTGTTGGCGATCCATTGTCTGATATTACTATTAAAACTTTAATTGTGATTTAGGTTGTAATCCTTTGGTAAATGTAGAATTATCGTTTCCCCCGCCTCATTTGTGGCTACAACTTCTCGGTAGTCTTTGTATTCTTTTGTTACAGGTTCGAGTGGAGGTCTACGAACAGGTGTCGGGGCAAGCAGCTCCCAGAAACTCTTGAGTATTTTATACGACATTTTTCTGGGGCGTTGGGAGGATGAAGTTCTATATTATCGTAAAGAAGATTTTTCCAGATGATACGCTGGACGTCTGGACAAAGTGGTTCGGTCGCCCGACAAAATGTGATTCGGAAATCGTCTGTGACGAGTGGTATAAAATCCATTTTATTCAGTTTTGCGATCTCCAACCTTACTTAGGTGTGCTTGTTCCATTTCAATTTTGGATATTTCAGAATCAATATCCAAGAAAATACATCTTGGTGCATCCCAGATTGCAGTTTTTACCCATACACAGAGGTTTTCAATATAAATTGGTGTCTTTGTCATAACAACTCTATAAACAGCCTTGGCATACATTTGTACTAAAGTCTCACATTTTTTTATGTCAGCTTAATCCAGGATGAATAAAGGTCCGGCCCTGACAGATTTAAATGTCGTCCCACATATGGATCTTCACGAAATACCAAAGAAGTTTCAGTACATTACGGTGGATTCTAATTTTATAAATGGGACAAACAATACGTTTTCCCTTGATCTTACTCTAGAATCCAATACACACGTGGAAGATATGTCAAGGGTATTGGGTATAAGGATGGTAGATTTCTATATCACCCAGGTTGGGGCGAGTGGCCAGTCGGTCCCCAAATATGTTGATATTGTGTGCCCAGACATTCCTAAAACAGCTCAGATTCTTGATGAAAGAAATGGACAGATTTTAGCTAGAATTCCCCTCGAACGCCATTTCACGGCAACATCGACGACTATTCTCCGTGACAAACAATGGCGGAGGTTCCAACAAAATACAAATTATTTCAATCCCATGTCTATAAAGAAATTAAACTTCAAAATATATGAAGAACAGGATGATGGGGATTATGTTACACTAAACCCCGATTCTAAATGGTATATGATCCTTGAAATTGCGACGGTAAATGTAAAAGAAAAGCCGAGAGACAAAGAACAACAAATGTTACAACTATTGCAGAAATTGCTTGTGAAAATGGATTCACTCAACCAAAATATACGTCGTTTGCCCGATAACCCGTCCGAAGAACCAAAAAAGAAGTATCCATTTGGATTACTTTTATGTGTATTGGTAACCATTTTTGGTGGTTTCATTTGGTCTGTGAATCGTTCGACCCCCTCTCCCCAAATAATACAATAAATGTGACGATTTACTAACACAGATGTTTGAACTGCCTGAGTAAATGTAAAGATATTTTGATTACGAATATTTATTCCGTCGCCTTTTTGGTGGCGGTAGTCTTCTTGGTAGTCGTCTTTTTGGCGGCGGTCTTCTTGGGCGCAGCGGTGGCGGGCGTCGCTGACTCGCACTTGCATTTACAAGCAGGTCCGGCTGGTCCGGCTGGTCCGGCTGGTCCGGCTGGTCCGGCTGGGCCCTGAGAACCTCCACCACCCGCACCGGAATCAACAATCTTCAGAAGAAGCTCGTAAAGACGGGTCTTATCAAGACGCGTTCGTTGCATTTCATCTTCAATCTCTTTGCGTAGAAGCGTTGGATTCATATTAATATATATAAAAGCAACATTATTCTTTATACTAGATGATCATAATTGGGGGACCACTCAATAGTGGAATAGGTCAACATGCATACAAATACACAAAAGTATTTGACAAATCTACATACCACCAAATAGGTACCAAGATTCCGGAAGGTGAACATGGGCTTCTTTTCATGTTACCAATCAAACCACATATAGATTATATACATTATGCGAGGTCTAGAATTAATAATCTAGCAATCATGACCGTGTGTGAAACGGAGACTGTGCATGAAGACTACGGTCTCATCATGAAGGAAACAAAAAGGGTTGCGGTTCCAAGTGAATTCTGTAAAAGAGTTCTATCCAGGCAATTCCCAGATAACGAGTTTTACATTATTCATGCACATATTCCACCGCCATCAACACCATATGTATTTTACCATATTGGAAATATAATGGACGACCGAAAAAATTTCCGTGGAATATTGGAGGCATTTGTGCGTCTAAATAAGCCGGATACACGGTTAGTTGTGAAAGCGACCTGTAACTCAAATGTTGAAATCAATCTTCCAAATGTTGAAATTATTAATGGACTCGTATCAGATGAAGAAATGGATAAACTCCACAACCGCTGCGACTGTTATGTGAGTTTTTCAAAGTCTGAAGGTGTTGGTATGGGTCCGGTAGAGGCGGCATTAAGAGACAAACCTGTAATCATCACAAATTACGGCGGATCTCCTGAATATGTAAAGACGCCATATACAATTGATTGTGAACTTCAAGAGTTGGAAAACGATGATTTCCTCTTCAAACGGGGTATGACTTGGGGTAAACCAAACCCCAACCAACTCTTGGAATTCATGAAGGATGTATATACTAAGAGGCTTAGGTATATGAATCACGAACACACAAAAAAATTAGTTTGCAAGGATAACATCTTACAAGAATTCATCCTCAATGTAATTGGTACCGAGAACAACGAGACCAATAATAATAGTTCCACTCATCAATGAACCTCTTTGTGCAATAAAGGACATAACAATTTCATCGATAAATTTCACACCAGTTGGCTTCTTAATAATACGAGGAGTAAGAATTGCGAGGGCGAGGTAGAGGGCCATCGCTATTACCACGGGTCTGAGAGTATCCTGATCTAACATACTGTTTACAATACTATTGGATTTTAATTCCGTCTAATTTGCTGAGAAGGTCACTCACATCCACTTTCTCTCCAATTTTTGACGAGGTGACCTGGTGCTTGCGGCAGTAGTCACCACACACAGCCTTGAAGCGACAGGGCTTACCAGACATTGTCGTTGCACAGCAAATTTTATGCGATGTGCGCTGTTCAGGTGCATTTTCCTTTGGTAGTGTGTTAAGGACAATAACCGAAGAATTCTTTCTTGTATTTTCATGTTTTACATATGCCATTTTACATCTCCAAGTTGCATCCGCCAACCTGTAACACTTTTCATTTGGTTCGCCAAGACGGTACATTTTTACCGCATTGGCGAGGCAGGTAGACCACATAGAATCACGAATCACTTCCATTTTTAATTTGAATATTTCGATGTATGGAGACGACTTAGGTTATTAAAATAATATACATAATTCCAATCATCATAAACAGTGCTACACCGATGATGGTCAACGTAAGGGTTTTTAGGGTATGATCCTCATTGTCCACGGTTTCCATAATTTGTATTATAGTTTCAGTTTCGGGTATCACGCGGTCATCGTTTACACCCAAAATAATATGATTATTTGGTTGTACAAAAACCACATAATCATCCATGGAATGTTATACCCCCTCTATTTTAAGCTTCTCCACCAATTTCGGCCAGATAGACATCAACTTCACCAACAAATTCTGGACACTTTGCGGAGGTTTTCTTAGTTACCATATCTTGAACATTTGTTATATGCTCCTTAAACTTTCTAACATCGATGCCAGTCGCGTTATGTATTTGTGAATCAGTAGCAAACTCCTTGAGGGCGTAGAAATAGGCCGACGCATAGTTAGCGTGGAGTATAGCTATAACCGGTGACTCGTCCTGTTGAGCAGCTACGGCATAACGGGCTGATTGTCTCACGAGTTTTTCAATAGCCTTGTTGATACCCCTAGTCTTATTTTTCATCATAAGATAAAGTACAAAAATTATAGCTATCAGATAAAGATAAGCCATCTTCTATTTATAAGCATGAAAATAAAATGGAAATATTTATGTCACTTTTGTCTGGCACCTCTCAGTCCGTACTATAGATCGGTGAGAGCATGGGAACTTCGTTTATTTGATATATACCTTCGTCAGACAGCTCCACCATTTGAACTTAATAATGAACATAACCTGAGGGGTTTACGCGTGTGTAAATGTTGTTACATGAATCCACCCATAAAATACAATCCGCGGATAGATTCTCTCCGGCAAATTGGGGCAGTTAAGCTTGTTAGACCTAAAACATTCTCCATTACGAGAGATGAATTGCAATCCTGGGTTAAAAACTTTTATTTGATTCTGGAGGAGAATAAACCTAAGTAAAGAATTGAGACGTTCAAAATTAAAGAAGGATGGGTGAGAGTATTCAAAAACTTACTCACATTGAACACGTCCTTAAGAGACCCGACTCATACG